TCCTGAACGCGCTGCGCCGCCTCGGCTTTCTTCCGCGCGAGTTCTTCCGTGGCGTGCAGGTTCTCTTTGAGCGCGCCCGTGCTCAGGACCAACTGGCGCGCCTCCTCCGCCATGTACTCAGGCAGGTACGCGTCGAGCACCTTGTCGTAGGCTTTTTGCGCCTCGGCCGCGACCGGATCCGTGGGGTGGTTTTTGACCGCGAGGTTTTCCTCCTCGAGCGAGCTCAGATACTCGAGGCCCTCGTTCTCTTTTTTCCGACGCTCGGCATCCGCTTTCTGTTGTTCGGCGAGCTGTCGCGCCGCCTCGAGGGCGTCGCGCTCTTTCTTCGCCCGCTTGTCGGCCGCGTCCTCCGCGGCGACATCCGCGACGTGCGTCGCGTTCGCGGCCCTCGCCAACTGCTGCTCAATGTCGAGGACTTCCCGGAGGACCGTGATCCGGTGCGCTTGGTCCGGGTCGGTGAGCTGGCCGCCGTTGTCCGCCTGCTTTTTCTCCTCGAACGCCAGCAACTCCTCGACATGGTTCTGCGGGTGATCGAGCGACGCCATGCCGACGCTCTCCGCGTGCCGCGCGATCGCGTCGAGTTCGTCCGCCATGCCGCCCAGGTGCGCCTTGAGCGCGTCCGCCGGGGAGAGCGACGAGAGACCCTTCAACGCTTCCGTGAGCACCCAGATACCACGCGTGACGAGCGCGTCGTCCGCGTGTGAGTCGAGCATGTTCTTCCACGCGACCGCCATGTCGTGCAGTTCCCCGACGAGCCCGGCGTCGTGCGCGGCCTCCGCGATCGCCTTCAGGTGCGCCTCAACTGCGGCCAGTACGGCTACCTGCGCACCCTCGAGGTCCCCGGATTTTTGGAGCACCTTGATGCGCTCCGTCTCCATCTCGGTGAACGCCACACCGGCGCGGCGCAACCGCGTAAGCCCCACCTCCGGATTCTCCAACGCGAACCCCAGGCCCCTGGCTCCCGCCTCGGCACTTCCCATCTGCTGGCCCAGTTCGAGCGCATCGTGCTCCGCGCGCTTGAATACGTCGCCGTGGACCGACGTAAACGTCATCAGCTCGGCGACCGCCTGTTCGATATCTTCCGCTTTGAAGAGAGTCTTGGTCTCCATCGTGTCGGCGAATTCTTTGACCTGATGGGCCGTCACGCCGGAGGCATCGCCGGTCGCCGTAATCATCGCGTTGAGTCGCGCGCCTGCCTGCTCCGCGTCCTCTATTGCGCCGACCCAGTCGTGGAAGACTTCGACCGCGCCGTGGATCACCGCATCGACGGTCGCGAACTTGGCCACCGAGTTGGCGAGCTGCCCGACCAACGCCGACGTCCCGTCCGCCGCCACCGCGCTCGCCGCGCCGTGCTCGACCAGCGACTCGGCGGCGGTCGCGGCGGCGGCGCCGCCAGCGGTGATCTCGGTTGCCATCGCGGCGGACTGCTCACCCGCTGCCGACATGCCGGTCGCGACCGCGTCCAGTGCTTCGACGCCGCCCGCGTTCAGCGATGCCGCCGCCCCTTGGGTCTCGCTCATCCCTGCCGCGATGTCTGTCAGCGCCGCGCGACCCGCCTTCCCCATCCCGGCAGCGACCGCGTCGAGTTGCCCGACCGATGCCGCGGTCGCGGCCCCGGCCTTGCCAAGCGCGGCGGTCGCGAGACTGGCGGCGTCCATCCCGCCGGCCAACGCCCCGGCCGCGACGCCGCCCGCGTCCGCCATCCCGGTCGCGACCTCATCCATCGAGTCGCCGACCGTCGCTTCCATCGCGGTCGCGGCCTCACCGGCGGCTTCCATCCCCGCCACGACCCCGCCGAAGGCATCGCCCGAGAGCGCCGACTCAGCGCCTTGGCTGGCGGTGCCGAGTGCGCCCTGGATGGATTGCGCGGCGGCCGCGGTGTCTTTGAGCCCGGTCGCCAACTCCTCGCGCGCGACGCGCGCGGTGTTCGACATCCCGGACGACACGCCATCGAGCGTGGACCGGAGGCCGGCCAACGCTTGGGCGGCGCTCGCGCTGTCGGTGCCGAGCGAGCCGATGGACTGGCTGCCGGCCTGCACCTCCGACATGGCGGTCCGCGCGGACGACGAGAGTTCCGACAGCGCACGCTTCGACTCGTCGACGGCCTGACGGACGCCGACGTAGTCGATCGTGATGCGCGCAATCGGATATTCCGCCCCGCTCCCTGCCATCCGATTACTCCTGCATCACTGGACGCGTTACTGGAAGGCCCGTTCGTCTGCTAGGATCGCGTAGTAGGCGCCCCAGAGCACGCGCTCGACGTAGAGCATCCCGCCCGGGACGCCGTACACTTCACCGAGCGTGCGCTTATGCTCCGCCGCCCAGCTTAGGAGCCAGCGGAGCTGGGGGTTTTCCCCAGTTCGTCCTTGGCCTCGCTGTGCGTCACGGTGCCGACGGTATACATGAACGTGAGCAACTCCCGGACATCGCCCGCGCGCGCGTTGGACTTGATGACCGCCGCATCGCTGGGCGCGAACGCCAGCGTCCCGTCCTCGTGCCGCGCTTTGCTCACCAAGAGGGCGAGCTCGAAGTCGTAGCCCTTGATGTCCTTGTCGCCGCTCAGCGTCCGGATCACATCGTTGTCGGCCAGCGTTTGCGGCGTGAAGTAGAGCACGAGCGGCGTCCCATCCGGTTGCAGCCACGGCGTGACGTAGGGCTGCGGTTTCATCGCGAACGCGTTGACGATCACGCTGATCGCCGACGGCTTCCCGCTCGCCGCCCGGTCGGCCGCCGCTTTGTCGAACGTCTGTCCCTCTGCCATGTTGGTGCGTCTCCTCAGAAATGATCGGTGCGTCGGTGAGTTGCCCTGCGTGTTCTCCTGCCTACGTCCACAACAGCGAGAGCTGTCCCGTGCCGGTGAACGCGACCTTGACGTCGAGGATCGCGCCGATCTGGTTCTTGAGCGCGGCGCTCTTGAACTCCGCCGCACCGACTGCCGCCTTGAACGTGGTCGCGCCCTGCCCGACGCCCAGCACGATCGTGCCGAGGATGCCGCCCGGGGTCGCGCCGCTCAGTCGATTGAACACCGCGGCTTGCGCTGGGAGGCTGTAGTCGAGTCGCATCGCGAGACTGCCGCTCCAGGACGCGATCTCGGTGACGCTCGAGCGCCACTTGTCACCCAGCGACGTGGTCTCCAAATCCTTGATCTGGATGTCCAGGTCCCATCCGGTCGCCTGTGGGAGCGCGTTGCTCGCGAACGTCATCACGGCGCCCGTGAGCGTCCCGCCCGTCGCGATCGCTGGCGTGAACGTCACGCCCGCAATGGCATTGGTCGCGGCGACGACGGGCACCGGACTGGTGACCGTGTGGACCGGTGACCCGGTCTCGCCGGCAATCGTGAAGGTGTCGCCGGCGGCCACGACGCCGAGCAGCACGCCGCTCGCCACGTCGATGTTGAGTGTGACGGCGCCGGCGGTGAGGGCACCGTTGACCGTGGGGGCGCCCACCAGCGCGCCGCCCACGGCAATGAATCCGTCAATCCCGCGGAAGAAGGCCATGGCCTAAGCGCCTTTATGCCCAGGTGATGTCGAGTTCCCCGGTCCCCTGGAACGTGAACTTGACCATATCGACGCCACCGACCTTGACGCCCGTCTGGATCTGCTTGACGTTGACGGTGCCGGCGAAGTAGCTGACCGGGCTCCCGCTCGTCGATGCGGCGACGAACTTGATGGCGATCCCCGCGCCGCCCGGCGTCGCGCCGGTGCTGGCGGCCAGGAGCGCGGCCTGCGCGGCCTGACCGGAGCTGCCATCGAGATAGCACTCGAGGCTCCCGTTCCACGACCCGATCTCGGTGACCGAGGTCGCCCATGCCTGGCCCACGGCCGAGGTGTCGAGGTTCTTGATGTCGATGTTCAGCTCCCACGCCTTGAGCTGACCCAGCACATTGGTCGCGACCATGAGCGACCCGTCAATCCCGCGGAAAAACGCCATCCTCCACCCCTCCCCGAAGGTGGCCCTGTGGGGCCACCCAATGGACCGTTGAGTCCATCACCAAACGCACGCGCGCCGCGCGCGTGATCGCCCGTGCCGGGGCGATGTGATGGTTGCACTATATGGCGTCGATCCCGCTAAATGCTATGGGGCGTCGGGTCCTACAGGGCCGGTGCGCGGCCCGTGGGGAATGCGCTGCGTCGGTGGCGCTTAGACGGCCGTTTCCGCGTAGCCGATAAAGGAGAGCGCGTGCTGCGCCCATCCCTCGGCGCTCGGGACCGGCACAGGGCCGGTGGGCGCTCCGTAGCGCACCGCGCCGATTTGTTGCCGCGCGAACGCGTCGGTGAGCGCGTCGCAGATGTCGAGTGCGGTGCCCGCGCCGACCCCGGCCACGGTATACACGTTGATTTTGACCACGACCGGCGACTCATCGAAGCCGAACCCCGTCCCCGCCACGCCCATCGTCATCATCTCCGCCTTGCCGAACAGGACGTGGATGTCGATGTAGGGGACCTGCGGGTTGGGCGGCGTGAACGGCACATTGGGCCGGGCGATCAATGCCGGATCGTTGCCGAGCCCGACCCACGCGGCCTTGGCGGCGAGTTGTGCGGCGCCGATGATCGCTTTCCGCGCGCTCAGGCTCATCGAACGAGACTCACGTCGAGTGTCGCCGCGGCGTGCTCGACGATCCCCGGGAACTCGGCCGCGGTCAGGAGGATCATCCCCTCCGGCGCCTGCCGGCTGTGCCCGTGCTCCAGCGACCAGATATAGGGGAGCCCGTTCGTGATGTTGACGCTGTCGCCGGGCCGGAGCCCCTCGAGCGCCTCGGCGGCCTTGGCCGGTGGCTCGCTCGCGTCGGGGTCGAACTCGTTGACGTCCACCCGATCGTCGATCTCGTTCCGCGCGATCCGCCAGTTGCCGCGCGCGCGGCCCGTGTCGACCGGCGTCCGCTCGACCACGCGCTCGAACACCTCCGTGGCGATCGCGCGCTGCATGGCGACGATCTCGTGGAAGGCGCTGCCGCCCTCGTCTAAGAGCGACGACAGATCGCGGCCGGCCTCGAGCGCGATCATCTTAAATGGAACCCCGGATATGGTAGAGGAGCGTGATGATCTGCGCCCCGGCCTTGACCGCCCAGCGACGGACGACCTCTTGGTTCGTCCCCTCGACCACGATCCGCGCACTCGGGTCGGGCAATACCCCGGCGAACTGGCCGCCGTCGATCGACACTTCCCGGTCGCCGAGCGCGATCAACCCATCGGCGCCGCCGACCTCGTTCACGCTGTAGCTGCGGATGATCCCCGTGACCGCGATCGTCGCGGTCGCGATCGTGTTGAGCTGCGTGGTGTCGTCGTACGACGCGCTCGTCGGGATCACGACGGCGCACGCCTCGCCGCGACGGCCATAGGCGCCGAGCAACGAGTTGCCGTAGGTCATATCGTGGTCACGTCGTGTACCCTTTCGCCGGGTCCTCGTACGATTCGAGGATATCCCGCACGGTGGGGATCTTGCTCAGGTCCTTGTCGCTGAGCGACGTGCGGACGCCGCCGCCCGACTCGCCGGTGATCCCGCCCGACGCGTTCCACAGGAATTGCGCGATCTCGAGCGTGACGCCGTGGAGATCGTCCGGCACATCGAGTCCCGCGGCATAGACCACGCTGATCAGATAGCGGTGCGTGTCCGGGAACCGCCGATCGTAGCGGCTCGGGACCTCGCCGTAGAAGCCGAACTCCCAGTGGAGCCCGTCCGTCCGGTAGAGAATCCCCTGGCGCTTATCGCAGGAGATGATCGTGTCGTCGGTGAGCTCGACGGACCAACTGCCGATCGTCACGGAGACCAGGTTCGTCACCGGATAGCGACGAAGCGTGAGCGACCGGGTGCCGGTGCCCTGGTAGGTCTCGGTCAGTGTCTCGACGCCCCACGCGCGGCCGGTCCGACGGCGCACGTAGGCGTTGGCGGTGTTGGCCAACGTCGTGACCCGTCGGTCGCGCGTGGTGTCGGCCGCCGGGATCCCGATGTACTCTTTCAGTTCACCGAGCGTGATATCCGGCATAGGCCGTGGCTGAGTTTAAGGAAAACGACGAACGCCCGGTCCGGTCGCGCGTGCGATCGGACCGGGCGTTCTCTCCTGCGGTGGTGCGTGGCGTCGAGCGCCGTCGGGTCGAGCGCCTTAGCTCGAGATGACGGTCCCGTCGCCGGGCAGCAGCTTGGTCTGCTCGGCCACGATCACGACCGATGCGTTGACAGTCGGCGTCGAGGTCCCCGCCAGCGTGATCGCGTTGATCCGCATCCACGGCTTGAGCTGGTCCAGCGAGATGATCTGTGCACCGGCCGCCGCCGCCGACGCGAACGAGCCGAGCGTCACGTAGGTCGAGCCGTCGTCCGATCCCTCGACGTTGATCTGCGAGGCGGGCGTGGTGCCCGAGACGCTGAACACGTTGAGCAACGCCCAGCCGGAGATGAAGTCTCCCAAGCGGGGGTCCGAGATCGCCGTCTTGGCGCCGGTCGCCGTGAGCGCACCGTTGAACGCCAGCGCCACCTTCACCAGATTCGCGTACTGCCGAGCCATACGTCCTCCCTACTATAGATGTGGCGGTGGGCCTGGCTGGCCGGGGCGCCGTGAATGCGAGTGATCGCGGCTACTTGGCCGCGGGCTTCTCTGGTGCGGGTGCGGGTGCGACCGGCTCCGGCTTGGGCTCGACCTTTGGCGGGTCGACCTTCGGTGGCTCTGCGACCTTCTCGACCACCGGCGCCGGGGCCGTCGCGAACAGGTGCACGATCTGGTCGCCGACCTGCACGTACTGCCGGAGGTAGAGCGCCGCCTCCGACTCCGGGACGGCCACCGTGTGTCCGGCCGAGACATCTCGGCCGAACACTTTGGCGGTCCGCATCACCGTGAGCGTGACCATGACCGAGCTAGTTGACGCCGGTCATGGAGCAGAACGCCTGCGGGATCACCGGCTCCCCGTCGACGCGCTGCAGGATCTTGATGCCGATCGTGTCGCTCGACCACGCCTGGCCACCCTCGGTGGTCTGCTGCATGGTGAGCCCGTCCGGCGACTCGAGCCACGCGTACTGGCCCATGTCCCCGCCGACGAGCGTGGTGCTCTCCGGGCCCGTCGCCGACACGATCGCCAAGGTCTCGACGACGGTCTTGCCGATGTACTTCGGCGGCTGGCCTTCCTTCGCGTCGGTGAACGGCTGTTGGTTCAAGTCGTTGACCGAGTTCATCGTCTGCACGCCGTCGTTGTTCGTGATCCACACGAACCGCGGCGACTCACGGTGCGGCTGGTTGACCTTGTAGTACAGTTTCCGGATCGAGTCGCGCTTGGTCTGGTTCGACGTGTTGTCGTACGTCGAGGTCTGCGCCATGTCGGCCAGCGGCAGGCCAGAGGTCGCGAGGCCCAAGATCCCACGCGGCTCGCGCTTGGACGCGCTCCCGATGACGATCGTCCGCTGGTAGTCCTTGGCCAGCGCTTCGGCCAACTGGCCGATCACCCAGCGCACCGGCCCGACCGCGGCCGCCAAGGCCAACGCCGGATCGACGTAGGTGATCGCACCGACGCGCTCGGGCGACAACTTCGCGTCGCCCAACGTCGAGGCGATGTTCACCTCGGTCAGGTCCGTGCCCGGGCCCTGGCGATACACCGAGACCTGCGACAGACGCCGCGGGATCGTGAGCGGGGCGGCCGAGACGAACACCTGCACCATGCCGCGGAGCAGGAAGCGTTCGTTCATGTACTCGAACACCTCGGCCGCGACCAACAGGGGAACCAAGAACCCGCCGCCCGTGCCGGCTTCCGCCGTCATCGGGGTGGCCGGCGCGCGGGTGGCCTTCGCCATCCGCTCGGCGATCACGCCGATATGGTCGCCGGTCACCGGGTCCTTCGCCTCGCCCCCGCCCTTCGAGGCGAAGAAGGCGCGGATCCACTGGCCCGCGAGCGGCTCGGTCTCGGCGTCCAGGTACGTGGTGCGCTGCTTGCCGGTGTCCTCGTCCAACACCCGGCGCGCGTGCATGCGCACCTTCTCCCGCGTGCGCGTGCCGAAGCCGGACGCGATCGAGCCGGTCTCCTGGCGATCGCGGAGCGTGGTCATCGTCTCGCTCGCGATGGTCTTCACGTCATCGCTGACGATGTAGCCCATCTTGGTGAGCGAGGCACGCATGGCCTCGGGATTCTTCGCCATCGCGTCGAGCACGACCTGCGGATTCTCTGCGAGAATCGACGGCAGTTCCTTCAGGACGTGCGCGCGAAACTCCTCAATCGTGTTGATCGTTGCGGCCATACTGCTGTCCTCCCCCTCCAACTTCCCGTTGGCCTCGTCGTTCCCGCGGGTGCTCAGAGGAGCACGCGGCGACAGGCGTCGTCTGGGGCCGCGGTGGGCGGCCCGCTGTGTCGCGCGCTACGTGGCTGTTGACCTACCTGTGGTCGGCACCGCCGCGAGCCTGCTGAAATCCAGAAACGGCGGATCCACCGCTGCGCTGCCTGTCGGCGCCTGCTTGGGTGCGTCGGGTGCGTCGGGTGTGGCGCGTGCCTGCTCGGCCGCGATCCGATTGGCCGCGCGGAGATCGGCCGCGGCGCGCCGGACGCGGAGTGCCGCGTCGGCGACCGAGAGCACGGTCCGACCCTTGGTGCTTTTGGCCGCGGGTTTCGCTGCCGGCTTTGCTGCGGGCTTCGCGGCCGGTGTTGCCGCAGGCTTCGCTGCGGGCTTCGAGGTCGGCGCGGGCGTGCCGCCGACGGCGGTCGTGGTCGACGCCTGCACATCGCTGGCGGCGTCGACGGCGTTCTGCACGTCCGCGCTCGGGCCCACCAAGTTTTCGAGCTCGTCGAGCGAGGAGGCGCCCGCCTCGAGCACGGTCATCGTCGCGGTCGCGAGCGTGGCCATCGCATCGAACGCGTCGCCGATCGCGCCGATCGCGGCCGCGGCGGCCGCGCCATCGACTTGGCCTCGCGCGGCGCGCGCCGCGCACGCAGCACAATCGGGATGCGACACCGCGCGCGGCGCGGCGGCATCAGCCACTGGCGCGACAGCCGGAGCGACTGCGGGTGACACGACGACGGCCGGCGGATCGACCGGTGCAGTGGTCGCGGGTGTGGCCCCACGATCCGCGCCGCCGGCCCCGTCGTCATCCCGGAGATCGGTGGTCGCGCCCTCGCCCGTCGTGGCGTCGAACCCCAAGTCCTGTTGGTCATCCGGGTCCGCGCCCCGCATCTCGTCACACCGCTCGCAACAGTCGCCCTCGCAGGACGCGGAGTCGCAGTCGTCGCAGCACGAATCGTCGCAGTTGCCGCAGGTGGCCGCGGTGCGCTCGGCATCCGCCCGCGCGCGCTCCTGCGCGCAGCGGTCGCAACACGTCCCGGTGCACACGTCCCCGACGCACACCTCGCAGCACCGGAGCCCGCAGCGGCCGCACGCCGGCCCGCCGTCGAGCACCGCATGCGGGTACTCGGTCCCGCCGACCTGCGTGGCGTTGCCGGTCCCGGAGAGACCCGTCGCCCCCGTGTTCGTGGTGGCGTCGGAGGTGATCGCGGTGTCTTGCGCCGGGCCGCGCGTCGAATAGCGTGCGGCGATCGCCTGTGCGACCGCTTTGGCGTTCAGGACCGCGCGGTGGCGGACCTTGTGGAGTCGCGTGCGGCCCGCGCCGGTACGGAGCGCCTGCGCACCCGGGTCGGCGCCGAACATGACGGCGCTGATCTCCACCAGGTTGGCGAGCGTACACACCCACTCGGTGCCGACGCCGTAGGCCGCGACTTCGGCGGCGGACGGGTCCCGCATGCCGGTCGTGGAGGGATCCCACCGGACCGACACGTCGTTCAGCATCCCGTCTTCGTAGAGCGACCGGACTTCTTGGCCGTACTCGGTCCGCGCCCAGAGGACGTAGGCGACGAGCGCCTGACCGGAGGGGCCGACCATCTCGGGCGGGAGTCCCGCCTCGAGCCCGATACACACGGTGCGACCGAGCACCGCATCGGTGAGCGGCTTCCAGCCGTAGATGTCGTGCTGGTCGACGACGACCGGGCGGAGCTGGTAGTCGGCGAAGCGCCAGGCGGAGAGGAGGATCACGCCGCCGTCCGTGGCCAGTCGCTCGGTCGCCGCGACGAAGCGGTGATCGTACGCGGCGCCGTTGGGCGCGACGCGCGATCCGTCGCCTGGGGCGCGGATCAGTGTGGCGCGGGCTTCGCGAGCGACGTGAGCGACGGCCATCCCACTCCCGGAAACGACGAACGGGCCGCCGGTCCCATCTCTGGAACCTCGGCCCGCATTTGCGGTGGTCTCATTGTGCCCAGCAACGGCCCCGCAGGGCCGCACATCGATGCTACACCGTGTCTACCGCTAAAGGCAAGAGGCGGTGGGTCACTCGCTCAACAGGGGACGACCTGTCCGTCTCGGATATGCATGTGGAGGCCGCACTCCTGCCGAAGCGTTCCCTCTCGGTCTTTGTACCCATGGCACGCGATCGATGGCGTGAGCGTCGGCGCCTCGCGATTGCCGTCCCACACCCACCCGCGCGGTTCCTCCGGGCATGTGAGCGGGACGTGGCAGATGTCCCCGGGTCGCAGCTTGCACGGGAACTCGCAGATGCGGTCGTTGAGCGCGATCCGGCAGGGCGGCATTATTCCGCCTCCGCCTCTTTGCCGTCGCTCGTATCCGCCGGGTCGTCCGAGAGGTCGAGCGGGACCGCGACCGCGTCGCAGCGACACTCGCAGATTTCTTCGGGCCCGGCGCCGAGCGAGTCATCGCCGGGGAAGTTCATCTGATAGCCGCCGACCGTGAACACATCGCCGGCGACCACGACCTGGCCGTCCGCCTCGACATGCGTCTCCCGGACCCTGTTGTCGCGCTGCGACAGCCACATCAGGCCCACGTGGTCGGACGCGCCCGACCCGAAGTCGTCGGTCACGTCTGCCGCGTCGCCGGTGAGCGCGGCGGCGTCGACGTTGGGGTCCGACAACGTGCGCCGCGCGGCCGCGACTCCGAGGAACACGCCGGCGCCTGCCCCGATCGTCGTCTCGGTTGTCCCGATCCGGCGCGCGCGGCCGCTGTTCGCGTTCGGGAACCAGTCGTCCGCCGCGTCTGAGATGTCGTCGCTGTCCAGGTTATCGGCCAGCGAGTCCGTCATCCCGTCGACGATCGCCTGCTGCTGCGTGGTCGCGACCTGCGCGGCGAACGCGTCGGCCCGCATCTCCACCCACCGGTCGACCGCCGGATCGTCGGCGTCCAACTGACTGGCGTCGATCCCCAGGTCGTCGAACGTGCGCTCGATCTGGTCGAGCACGAGCGCCCGGGCCCACGGCCGATATTCGGTCCGGAGTGCGGCGATCCAGACCGCGATATCCTGCAGCCGGTGCTGCGTGTCATCGTCCCCGGCGGCGCGTGCCGTCCCCCGCCGGAGATCCGCCATGAGGATCGCCGCCCCTCCGGTCTCCAACACCGACTGCACATCCGACTGCCACGCGCGGAACACCTTGGCGACCCGCGCGCGGAGTTGCCGCGCGTAGCCCGCGTGGGTCTCCATGTCGTCGGCCCACCGCGCGTGCCGCGCGTCGCTCGTCGACAACCGGTGCCCGGCGCGGAGCGACGCGGTGCGGGGCGCGGTGCCGGCGGTGTCCGCTGCGGGGGCCGCGTCATGCTTGGTCGCGATCTCCTTGCCCACCAGCACATCGCCGCCCGACCCGATGTCGATCGTGAGCGGGAACATCGCCGCGTGCTCGGGCAGCGCCGCCGCGCGTGCGCGGTCCGGCGCGTCGTTGCCCTGGTCGGTCGGCTCGTCGCCCGCGTCCACCGGGTCGACGGAGCCGGCGTCGCCCTTGGGCATCGTCATTTCCGCGAGCGTGTCGGTCGTGCCCGCCGCGGCCGCGATCAGCGCCAGCGGCTCCGAGCGGTTGCCGCCGACCAAGTCCGTGCCGTCCGCGACGGCCGGCAAGTTGATCTTCTCGCGCGCCTCGTTCGGCGTCATAATCGTGCCGCCGACCAACATCTTGAGGTTGGTCGCCTGCACCGTCTCGTCCTGCACCAACGCCGAGGGGAACCGCGCCTCGTACCACGAGTGCGTCGACTGCGCGGCGTAGAGGGGGAGGAGCGCGTTGTTATAGCCGTCGGCGATCAGCGCCAAAATCGGGTCGATCGTCCCCATCGCCAACAGCCGCTCGAGCGCGTCGCCGTTCGCGCGGTTGACATCCGCGACCAATCCCAGCATCCCGTCCGAGGCGCCCATGACGGCCAGGATCTCGTGCCGCGCGGCCTCGGCCATCTTCGGGAACTGCATGTCCGACATCTTGGTCGGATTCGGCGCGACCGTCACCAACTCCTCCGGCAACACGATCGGATCGCCCGCCTTCCCGATCCCCGCCTTGATCTTGAGGACGGCCTCCTCGAACCGCTTGATATCGTCCATCCCCTTCTTTTTCAAGAAGAAGATGAGATCGTTGTGCATGCCGTTATAGAGCTTATTTTGGTGGAGCTGGTTAATGCCCTGGCTGGTGTTGATCGCCTGTTCGGCGGCCTGTGTCACCGACTGGCCGTCGTAGCTATCCGGCGAGGGCATCACCACGCGGAACGCGAACGGCGTCGGGTTCCGCTTCCACCCTTCCCGCTCCTCGTACGTCGCCGGGTGCGCGGGGTAGAACTTGACCCACCCGAGTGGGGAGGTGTAGTTGAACCCGGCGACGAGCCGCCGCTCGGAGGAATACACGCGCGTGCGCTCGATCTCTAAGAGCCGTAAGCCCGCGATCCGGGTGGTCTTGAAGTTAATGCCGAGCGGGGTGAAGTCGATCACCTGGGGCTCGACCGCGACGACGTAGGAGCCGGCGGTATTGAGCAAGAGAATCTGCCGCCAGAGGAACGTCATCCCCGACTCGTCGACGTTGGGACTCGCCACCAAGTCGAGCCACGGGTGCTCATGCGCCGGCGTCCGCTTGACCGGCTTGTTCCGTTCCCGCGTACAGAACTCGAGCACGGGTTTGACGCGCGCGCCGCGGCCCGCGATCTGGCGATTCGCGGCGAACACCCACGACGTATTGACCAGCATTTGCTGGATCGTCCGCGGGTGTCGGTCGCCCAGCGCGATGCCGAACGCGTGCGCGAGCGCGTCGTGGAGTTGGCCCCGGGCGTAGGGATCGTTGGCGGCCCAGTTGATCGCGCGGGCCGCCACGCGTTGGACGGCCCGGCGGAGCGAGTACGCCACTAGGTCCGCCTCACTCGGGGTGTCCCACTACGCGGCCACGGATGTCATCGCGCGCGCGATCCAGTCGGCGACCTCGTGGCGGAGACGTGCCTCGGCCTCCTCGCGGGTGACGAACGGCCCGATGAGTGAGAGGTCGGAGGCGACGGCGACCGCAACCCACATCGCCTTGCATCGGCGTCGGTGTCCGACGGCGGTCGTCCAGGTCGCGGTGTGGTTGACGAGTTGCGGTCCGGTCTCAAGCGCCATCGCGTGGATGCGGGCGCCGCAGTCCGGGCAGCATGCACCCACCAGCCGAATGGCCGGACTGCCGGACGCTGAGTGGGGCACCTTACGACGGTAGCCGCCCGACCCGGCTAACGGCAAGAGCGGGCGTGCCACACACCGGTCCTACGGTGCCGTTCCCTCACGGGTGTGTGGGACTCCTCGCAAGCGGGAAGCCGGGATCGAACCGGCGACATCCACATTGGCAACGTGGCGCTCTGCCGCTGAGCTACTCCCGCAAACGCACCGCTGGGTCGCGACCCCTTTACACTCCAACTCAGCCCCGGATATCTCCGGTCGCCTTGTGGTCCCCCACTCGGGGGCGTCGGTAGCGCGTGGGACGGTGCACTCCACTGAGTCGCGATGCTCCGACTTGAACGGAGGATCTCCCGGTCCCGAACCGGGCGCTTTGGCCGACTAAGCTACATCGCGCGGAATAGCAGGGGCGGGAGTCGCACCCGCTTTCTCTGCGTTATGAGCGCAGCGAGATGACTGTTTCTCCACCCTGCGACAATGGACCAGGTGCGATTTGAACGCACGACATCCCGCGTGCGAAACGGGCGCTCTCCCGCTGAGCTACTGGCCCAACCCCAGGACTAGACCTTCGCCGCTGCGCCCTTGACCGCGCCGACGCCGACGGAGATCAACGTCTTCACATCGCTCGCGATCGACTCGAGCTTGGTGGTGAGCGCAGGATTGTTACGGCCAACGAGAAGCCCACTGGCAAAGATGGCCGCGCCGACGAGGGCGGTCCCGATCAAGTGAAAAAAGTCCATGTGATTCCTCTTGTGTGGTGAGTGAAGTGGACCCGTCGGCGTCGCTGCTATGCGCGGCAGCGTTCGCCGTTTTGGTTGATGATGTCTACCTCGTAGAAATCACCGACGAAGAACTGTTCGTCGGGCACTTGGCCGATCCCGAATCGGAGGTGGATCGACATATCCCCCATGCCGGCTCGACCGGATGGACCATCGACGGACTCCGGGCCGTCGGCGCTTACGAGCTTGACCGTCGTACCGGCCAGATGCGTTTCCACGCTTGTGCAGTAGACGCGCTTCCGTAAGCCGTGCTCCGTGTTGCTGACACTCATGGCGCGGATCGGTGTCTCTCGCGTCGCCATTTCGCCTCCTGTTCATTGCTGACCACTTCGGCGCGGGCCAGCGCCACGCATCGTGAGTGGACCCGCCGGCTTTGCAGCCGGGTGTCGCTGTACGTCTTCGATCCGTCCTACGAGCGTAGCCGCGCATGGCGGCCGTCCTGCGGGGCGACCATTGCTGGCCGTCCTCCACCAGCCGGTTTGGGTCCGGCAACCGTCCGACACACCCGGTTGGATGTACAAGGCCCGGGATCAGCCCTGTCCCGTGACTGCTTACGCAGCCATCGCGTACCGACGCAGGGGCTTCACAGCCGCTGCGCGGGTGGCACGCCGAGCCCGGAAAGACTCGAGAGAAACAACGCCATCGATTTCGTTGGCGATTGAAAGGTTGCGCTCTTACGGTGGCAGCTCACCGGCTCGCACGGTCCGCCTCAGTACATCGGTCGATTCTAGTTCGGGCCCGGAGTATCCCTGTCAAGGTTCTGCCCAAGATATGGCCCCGGGGTGCCGACTGCAAGTCCCACGGGGCCAATCCGGGACGGCCGAGATGTCCCGGGTGCCCGCTACTAGCGAATCCGGATGGTGTAGGTCGGGTCCTCGAGCCGCGCGACGCGGATCTCCACCCCCTCGCGCACGACCACGCCCCCGCCCTCGGTCGCGAGCCAGGCGCGGAGCCGGTCCTGGTTGGGCGTGACGACCGGTGCCGGCGTCGTGACATCGACATACTCGGCCGGTAGCACGTCGGTCGGAACGAGGAGGGTGAGTTTGGGGACGCCGCCCGATTTCTGCCGCGCGATCGTGAAGATGGTGCCGACCAACTTCTCAACGCCCAACGCGACCATTGCGTGATCCACCACCCGTTTCATGCCGGCGATCCGGTTCTCCGAGGACTTGGCGCGGGCGGTGAGCCGGGCGGCCTCCTCCTTACACGCTTTCGCGACCGCCTCCTGCTCCTTGATGTAGAAGCCGATCCCGTCCGACTTCCGGCAGAGCGCGGCCGCGTGCTCTGTCATCCACTGGTCGATCTCCTCGGTGACCTCACCCTCGGTCGTCTCGAGGAGGTCGGAGAGGGCGAGGGCATCGCCGGTGAGCTCGTACAGGGTCCGGCGGGGTGGTTCGGCCGGCGGTGTTGCGGTTGCGGTTTCCATAGTCTCCTCAGTCTGTTGCGGTGCGTGAGTGCTGCGCCTGCTCGGTGAGAAACGCCAACACGCGCGTCACCACCGGCTCGCTCCATGCGCCCTGCGGGCGGCCCGCCTTCGGGGCCGCCGCTTCGATATTCCGGAGATTCCCCACGTCCACCGTGGCGCCCCGCGCCACGGTGGACGCTGAGAGCCCGAGCGCTTCGCGCGCTTGCCGGAGATATTTCCCGACGTCGGCGCGCGCCTCCGAGAGCCGGGCCGGGATCGCGGTGCAGTCGTCCAGTCGCTCGGCGGCGATCGTGAGGTAGTGCTCGGCCGGGAAATATCTCGTCGAGGCCTTACCCGCCACGGATCGTGACCACGATGGTGTCCGTCGCCGGGACCAGCGGCCCCTCGGCTTCCCGGTCGATCGTCTCGCGGAGATCCTTGACGGCGCCGATCGCTTCGACCACGATGTGGCGCGCGATCGCGACATCGGGCGGCAGGTCCGACGGGTCCGCCGTCAGGACCGCGACGATCAGGTCGTCTTTGTAGCGCGCCGTCGCGGCCACCGACCGGGAGAGCACCTCCTCGAGCGTGACGCGCCGGAGCACTTGGGGTTCTTGGTTCCGCGCCATGGCCGGCGGCGCGTGTCGCTCGCAGTACCCGGCCCCGCCGTCGGTCGGGAAGACGACCGCCTCCCGGAAACACTGGACCGTGGTCGGCCCCCCGACCCGCGTCCGACAGCGATGGAGTGCCGGCGGTCCCTGCAGATGGTGCTGCGGATGGTCCTGCGGCGGACGCCGCTCATGCTTCTGGTGCATCGCCCCCTCCGGTGCGTGAGTGCTAGTACCGAATGTAACTAGACTCGGCGAGGCACGCAAGGGCCGGATTCGGCCCGTCCGGACCCACGGGGGCTTACGCGATGAGCGCCTCGGTGGGGCCGAGCACCACCGGAGGGGCCGGGACGTGGGCGGGTGGTGCCTCGCCCGGCGGGAGCGCGCCCAAGAGCCGGGCGGGCACGGCGGGGGCCGGGGCAAACGGCACGACCGGCAGGGCCTCCGCGGCCAGGCATTCGGGGAACAGGTGGGTCAAGACACACGCCTCGACGCCGTGGCTCCGGAGGATCCGCCCCGACGCTCCGGTTCCGATCACGGGGATGGCGCCGGAGTGCGATTGTATGCGGCACCGCTCCAAGAACGGGGCGACCAGCGCCAGGTCATCGGCTCGGTAGAGCCGCCACTCGCCGAGGCACCGGCCGGCGCGGTTGCGATAGGTGATTTCGATGCTCCGCGCCTCGGTGACGGCCTCCACGGTCCGTTCATAGATCACGAAGGTGAGGCGCCGGCCTCCGTCGTACCGGGCCTCGCACGCGACCCGTCCGCGCACCGGATGGCGGGTCTCGGCGGCGGCCTCCGCGTCCCACTCGGCGGTCTCATCGGGCGTCTCGGCCACCGCCGACCCGTCGCCCTCGCCGTCACCACCGGTGACCCCGCCGGCCATGTTCTCGCGCTGACTCACCCGGAGTCGACGGTCCGCGTGGCCCTGTCGTCGGTCCGGGAGAGACGCACGAACGGACGCGGTGGCCACAACGGGCGGGGAATCCCACGGCATAAGCATTCACACGGGCGGAACGGTGACACCGACGGGCATCGAGCGATGCACACGGGGAGACGCGGGCGGCGCGGACCACGAACGCGTCTCCAACATATACCAGTGCACGAATCGGAACAACGGGGCGCCGGTCGGGCCCGGTGGGTCCCGTTTTCGTGTGCACGATCGGCGCCCGCACACAGTGGGGCCGCGGGTGAGGAATGGCAACAGCAGCGTCCGGACTGTGAACGCGCCGTGAGGAACGCATGGCCCCTTCGTCACCCGCGCGACCGTTCACCCCGCGCGCGACGGTCCGAGGACCCGACGGCGAGCGGCAGAGATGACAGCGCGGCGCGCGGTCACAGCGCGTGACAATCCGTCACAACGCTTCGAGGGCGAAGTGGTACTTGGCGTCTGCTCCTGTGCCGGAACTCACCGACATCGCAACAGTGATGTTGCTTGACGCGTTGACGTAGAACGGAATAGACGTGAAAAACCAGGTGTTGCCGCTCGCAGCTTGCGAACCCGAGCCATCTGTCATTGCATGGCCGTTTTCGTCCGTCCATCCGATCGTCGCGACGATCGTGACCGTGCCATTGAACGCGACATACGCGCTAACGCGATAGAGGCCCGCCGGTACGGATGTGCCAATGTTGAATGTTACAAGTGCGGCGCTTCCATCTTTGTTCCCAACAATCGTCGTTTGCTTGCGCCATACTGCCGCCCCGGTTGCAACGCTAATCGCTACCCATTCTCGTTGGGTAGAGGTGTTGACCCACGTCGAGCCGACCGCATAGCCCTGCGTGCCGTCGTTCCCCGTGCCCGGGTCCGACGTCGTGCTGTTGACCTTCACGATCCCAAGGTTCGTCCGCGCGGTCGCGGTGTTGGGAACGTCGCCCAAGTCGTTCGACGAGAGGAGCGTCGGCAATTCCGGGAGATGCACCGCGAGCCCTTTGAATGCGGCGATGAGGCCGATCGCGGCGCCCGTGGATTGCGTGACTGGGAGCTGCGCGACATTGCCGACATTGACCGCTTTCGCGACCTGGAGGATGGCCGCTGGCCCGCTGGCGTTACTCTGGAGCGTGAGGGCGCCGGCAGCGCCGGTCAAGGTATTCGCTCCGTACGTAAACGCAACGATCAGATCCTGCCCCTGTGTGGTCGTGACGGTCGGATTGACCGTCGTCACGCCGCTTGAGGCTTCGCTGCTATTCGAGGCACCCAGCGCGGACGCGAGGGCTATCCCGCTGAACGCGGCAGCGGCGACGTAGCCCGTCACCGGCCCGCTGAATGTGACCGTGAACGTCTCGCTGCCGACGAGGCCCATGCCGCCGCAGCAATACCACATCTGCGACGACTGCGAGCCCTCGACGATCGGACTGCCGAAGACCGGAGTGAAGGTATTCCCGCCGGCGTCGGTGACGGTCGCGGTCACCGACGCACTGTTCCACGTCGCGCAGACAACGTAGAGCGCGCCGGCGGGGACGGAACCGGGGAGCGGCGCGAACGGCCACGCGGGCGATGTCGTGACGCTCGACGCCGACGAGAAGCTGGCGCCCGTGCTGTTCACGATCTCGATCGGCGCTTGCGCCCAGGTCAGCGCGTTGGGCGGCACCGCGTTGCCGAGACAGATCCAGCCGCCGTCACCGCTGGGCAACGAGAAGTAGCGTTTGCCCTGGATCGGAGCCGGAATGACGTCGCCGAGTAGCGCGTCCTGGTTGAAGAGGAAGTCGCCACCGCTCAGCGCCACGAACAGATTGTGCGCGCCAGTCGGACTGGCGATTGTGTTGCTGGTCAGGTTGTAGAGATCGAACTCCTGGCCGACGCACGACGACGCGGCGGGGAGCGTGAACGTGCCGTCGGCGGTCCCGAAGAACCCGATGACCTTCGGGTCACTGGGCAGGATCGTATAGTTGCCGGTCTTGAGCAGGAATTGCTTCCCGCCAGCCAGCGCCTGCATCGTGCGCGTGCCGCCGATGTTCTGCGGGGTGTAGAGGATGCCGTCGTTGATGTTGAGTCCCAACTCGCCATCGGCGAGCTGGGATGTGGTCGGGACCGCGGCCGCCGTTGAGGAGCGTCGAATCTTGATCGTGTCGGCCACGGGCTAGAACGACCCGCCGTCGAACGTGACGCCATCGATCGTGCCACCCGTGATCGCGACCGCGGACGCCGCCTGCGTGGACATCGTCCCCAGTCCGGAGACATCGGTATTCGGGATGCTAGTCACAGCGGTCAACGCCGACGTCCCGGACCCCTTCACGTAGCCGGTGAGCGTGGCCGCGCCCGTTCCCCCGTGTGGCACGGCGACCGCAGTCCCGGCCCACACGCCGGTCGCGATCGTGCCGAGGGTGGTGATCGATGCTTGGCCGACGTAGCCGCTGTCGATCGACACGACCCCGGCCGAGATGTCGATCTCGCCTGACGTCCCCGAGAGAGAGGTCGCGCTATTGAGTTTCGAGAATGTGTTGGCGGTCGTCCCGACGACGAGGGTCCCCGACGTCGCGTTCCGGAGATAGATCCCGCCGTTCAGCGTGACGGACTCGCTGCCCACGACGATGATCGCGCCGGGGAACTCGGCCGCCGAGTCCATATCGACGTGCCGCGTGAGGATATAGGGTGCGCCGCCGCTCCCCGCCTGCGTGAGCACGAACAGCCCATTGTTCGCCGGGGCTGCCTCATTGTTGACGAACAACAGATCGTCCACGGCGAGCGTGACGCCGTCCTGCGCGGGGAGCGCGCCGTTGCTGTTCCCGGTCAGCGTGGCACCGACGCCACCCGTCCCGTTGTTGTACGTGTTCGCCGGGAGTGCGGCCGTGGTCGCGGCGCGCGCGGTGGGCTTCTGGTCTAGTCCCTGGATCACGCCGTCCAAGTCGATGAGCCGGACGGCGCTATTCGGGTTGGCCGGCGCGCCGAGATTCTGCAACTCTTGGCCGTTGAGCGAGACCGGTGAGGTCGGCGCGGCGAACTGGTCGAGTCGGATCGCTTCCGCTTCGGCGGTCGTGATGTAGTTCTGTCCCGCGACGAAGGCGGTCGAGGCCGCGTTGGTCGAGTCGTCGCTCAGCGTCGCGGTGGGGACCTGCGGCGAGACCGAGAATGTCTTGGCGCCCGTAATCGTTTGCGCGGTGCCCAGCGTGTCGTATGCGCCCTTGCCGGCGATCGGGATGACCGAGGTCGCGGAGCCGCCGCCGCCGCCCGTGCCGGTGCCGTAGTAGAGCGTGTCGTCCTGCTCGTTGTACGCGAGTTCCGCGTTCGCGAGCGACGAGGGCGCGCCCGCGGCACCACCCGCGGCCCGGCGTTTGATGCGAATCGTGTCAGCCATTAGAAATTGCCCCCGTCAGTCAGGTTGTCCGCGGGTGCATTCACAAAGGCACCGCCGGAATAGATCAGCACATCGTTGGGCTGCGGACTTGTGAGCGTGACTGGAATGCCGTCGAGTTCAATCGCATTGCCGCCTTCCGTTGAGCCGGGCGGCCCCTGTTCGCCGGGCGGTCCGGGCGGCCCCTGCTCTGCGACGTCGACGACCGTGAGCGCGTCGTCCGCGATCGTCACGGTCGTGTTGTCTTCTGCGATGGCGACATAGGTCGGATTTTCCGTCACCACGACGGTGAGCGAGTCGTCGGCCATCCTACGCGCTCGGGTCTGGCCGAACCAAGAACCGGCCGCGGAAGAACGGCCGCATCTGGCCGCCGGGCGCAATGAGGTTGAGCCAATAGCGCGGATTGCCGGTCGTGAGCAGCGGGAGCGATTCGTCTTCGCCGGTCAGGTCGATCGTCATCGCGATCGTGCCGGCGTCGCCTCCCAGGACGATCCCCGTCGTGGTGTCGCTGATGACGAGCTGCGGTGTGCTCTCCGCCTCACGCGCGATCGTGAGGATGGCGTGCCATCCGGTGAGCGGGATGGGATCGAGGCTCGCGTCTTTCCACGTGAGCGTCTTGGTCCAGTACTCACCCTGCTCGATCGTGAAGTTCCAGAGCCCAGCCGCCATGCACCCGCCGCGCGTCCGTCGCCCGACTATCCGTCCATCTGTTGCGCTGCGTGGTGGTGCACCGAGGCCGGGCCCGTCGCCGGGCGCGGCCTCGGTCCTCCCATCCCATCACCCCCGAGGGGTGCGGGCGATCTTTGCTACGTCACCCGTTGCGTCTCCGCGATCACCTGCTCGATCGCGGCCTCATCGCCTGCGACCGCGCGATAGGCGCGGTACTCCGGTCCCGCGTCTTCCTCCGGCCACGGCGGGTCGCCCTGCTCCCACGGCTCGCGGGCGCGGTAGGGCGTGTGGGTCGGCCACTCGCTCCCGTCGCCGTCGGCTTGCGGCTCCGCATCCATTTGGATCAGGTGAAGTTGAGGTCGGCGCTCCACCAGTACGCCGTGCCGTCGAAGTACCACGTCAACCGATCAACCGCACCGCCCGTCACGCTCAGTGTCACGGCGCCCGTTCCGCCACCCGCCACCGCGCTTCCGGCCGGGAGCGCGAGCGTGCGTGAGCCCGTCGCGTCCTGCGTCACCATGAGGACGCCGGTCGTACCATCGGCCGCGCCCGTGATCGCGAGCGTGCGGTTACCACCGAGCGTGAGGCTCGCATAATTGGGCTTGCCGGGGGCCACCGCCCAGGCGACGGTCACGCCGTCGGTCAGGACCTTGTGCGCCGGGCCAGGGCCGACGAGGGACGCGGGGATGGCCGGGATGTCGGCGGCGACGAGCGCGCGCGCGGTCACGGGGCCGGCCGGGCCGGAGGCTGGCCCGGCGAGGACGGTGTTGGCGAGTTGCGGATTGAATCCAGTCGCGGCCCCTGGATCCGAGGTCCCGAGGAGCAACGCGTCTCTGAGTGGCAATGGCATGGCCGGTCCGGTTAGAGGAGGACGGGATTGTGGCCGGTCGCCGCGCGCGCCTTGCGGCGTCGCTTCATCTCCGCGCGCCCGAGCGCGGCAAAGTCGGCCGTGGTCGCCGGCACCTTCGGCTGGTAGCCGATGCCCGCGATCCGGAGGATCTCCCTCCGGGACATGGCCATGATGCGTTGGATCTCCTGCCACTTCATCGCGTCGGCCGACGTGCGGGTCCTGTCGGTCGGCGGCTTCCCGCCGAACCGGTCGACCAGGATCCCGGTCATCCGTTGGCGCCAGGTAAGGCGGATGATCGGTTGTGGCGGCTGGTCGGCCAGCGCCGCGAGCGCGGGCGCGATGTCTTCCGGGAAGACGGCAGCCGGGTCGGTTGCGACCGCGTCGGCGGCGTCGGATCCCAAGGTGTCCATCATGCCGACAAAGCAGCGCGCAGGTGCGCCCGGTCCGCCGCGAGCAGCTCAAGGGTCTGTCGCGCGATCGAGTGGTCCGCGCGCGGGACGTGATGGATATGCTCGGCCGCCACCGGCCCGGCGGTGTCATCTTCTCCCTCGTCCGACGCCGTGGCGGAGCACGCGACCGCGAGCTGGTACTCGGTGAGCTCGACCTGTGGCGGCTGCACGATCCCGATGGGCACGAAGACCGCGATCGGCCGGTGGAGGCGGGCGGCCATGTGCTTCGCCTCGCCGTACGCCGCATCAATATCCGCGTACTCCGGCGCGTGCCGGAGGTCCGTGCAATCGACCACGATCGGGTGTTTCCCGTCCACGCCCCCTCCCCGCTCCCTAAAGAATCGGCCCTGTAGGGCCACAATATAGCCCCACCGGACCGCTAGTCGCGACCGTCGGATGTGGGGACTGGTCCCGGTTTGAGCGCCCACGCCGCCCGCTCCCGGGGCTCGACGTACGGCACGCCGGCCCGCTGGCACAGCACCATCTCGTCGTCCACGTCGAACGGGACATCTGTCACAGTGCTCAGGACCGCGCGGTCGGTCGCCCGGAACCCCCGCGCCTCCACGCCACGACGGACCACCTCCGCGTACGACGCCGGCCCGGTCGCCTGCAGCACGAGCCACGCCCACGTCACGGCGTCCGCGTGGTAGGGGAAGCAATGGATCGAGAGCCCACTCGCGTGCCGCACGACGATACGGCTCTCGGAGACGGCGGCGATCGGGCCGAGCCGCGCGAGCGCCGCAAGCACCACATCCATCCGCGCGGTCCGGCCCCCGAGCAGGTCCGGCTCGGTCATCCGGTAGGTGACGAGCACCTCGACCGCACTCACCAACGTCGTCCGACGCCGGAGGCCGCCGACCACCTGACAGCGGTCCGTGACGGGTGCGAGCGCGTCGTGAACGGCCACCCCAACCGGCGCGGCCTCCGCGTAGGACAGCGAGACCGGCCCCGCGAGTGATGTCATGGGTCGCGCTTTGCCCGAGGCTTCCGCTGACGGTCAAGTCGCTGGCCCTTCACGCCCTGGACTCGCGTCCAATACGCGAACCCGTCGCGGCCTTCGGTGTATTGGAGCCCGCCGCCCCCCGGGTGATGGAACGTCATCTCCCATCGAGGGCGGTCCGGCATCCCGTCTTTGCCGATGTGCCAGACGCGCCGGAGTTTGTCCACGGGTAACCCTCGCTGCACGGCGATATGGAGCGCGTAGAGGGCCGCGGCGTGTTCGCCCTCGAAGGCGACCGTCGGTTCTGGATAGCAATGGCCGTCTGTGCCTTCGCACGACTCAAAGGTTTCGACACCCGCTTCGATCAGCGTGCGGACTTCGTTTCGGATGCCCGGGTCCAGCGACGCGTAGAACGCCTCGCCTCGCGCGCGCTCCGCCGCATCTCGAGCGAAGACCGCGGCGTGCGCCGTGAGCCGGAGTCGTTGGAGTCGGTGCTCGCGGCGCGCACGGGACGTGAGCTTGGCCATGCTGTCAGGTCTCTCTCTCATACCGGCGCCGCCATCCGCTTGGCCGCGAGGAACCCGGATGCGGTGAGCCGATACACGCCGGCCGTGCGGCCGCTCCGTGTGGTGCGCCGCGCCTTGGTGCGCTCGACGTATCCGGATTTCTCTAACTGCCAAAGCCGGGAGCTGCAGGTCTGGTGCGAGAAGCCGAGCGCCCGCTCCCCTTCGTCCGACGTCCCGCCGGCCGGCTCGCGGTCGTAGAGCCAGAGCAGGACGCGGGCGCGATAGCCGCCGGCCACCGCCTCGATCGACCCGGCCGCGGCTTCGCTGGTTTCGGTCGGGACCGACGGCGCCGCGGGCCCGGGCAACGATGCGCCCGGCGCCATCGTGAGCGGCGGCAGCGGCGCGAGCGGTCGCATGGGCGACATCGGCGCCATGGGTTCCATCGGCGCCATGGGCCGCATCGCGGGGCGCGGGGACCCGCTCCGACTCGGTGGCCGGCGCCGGTGCGTGGTGACCGTCACCATCGCGGTGCCCGACCGCTCGGCCATCGCGCGGGCCAGCGTGAGCGCCGGCCCAACGGCGTCCCCCTCGGCTTCGATCAACGTCAACTGGATCGTACTCATGTCGCGTCTCATGGACTGCCTCGCTTTCCTGCGTCGCCTGCGTGCCAACCAACGGGGCCAGCCACCACGCGGTGACTGGCCCCGGACGGGCGCCGGTTAGTGGACGGCGACCGTCACCTGGTCGATATCGGTATACGTGGTGCTGTTTTCCGTCCCGCCATAGATCGAGCGCGAGAGGTATTGCTCCGTCGCGTTCCACGCACTCGCGTTGGTAACGCCCGTCGCGGTGCCCACGAGTGCGCCGTTCACGTAGAGTGAGACGGTACTCGAGGACTGCGCCCCGGTGGACCGGATGATGACTTCCTCCTGGTCCCACGCGCCGTTCCCGGCCGCGACACCGGGCAACGTCATCGCCCCGGTGACCGGCATCGTGCCGGACGCGCCCGTCTGATTGACATCGGGGATCGCGTGGTCATCGACGCCCTGGAAATCGAGCCCGATCACGGGGACCGAGTTGAACCCCATGAACGACATGATCGTGAGGTCCCCGCCCGATGGTCCCTTGGGCGCCCATGCCTTGCTGTCGCCAGAGTTGAGCGCCGACAAGAGCGACGCGTAACTCCCACGCGGCTGCCACCGCTGCTTCCATCCGATGTAGTAACTGCCGGTCCCGACCGCGTGGTAGAAGTACATATCCCACCCCGGGTCGTTCACTTGGCCCGCCGGGAACATCACGCGGTAGCCCGACGACTGGACGTCGGTATTGGCCGATCCGTCGGGATTACTCGCCGCCGACGCCAAGCCGATCGTCCCGTTCCCGCCGTTCCGGGTCCACGCGCACGGGACCGGGCCGCCGAAGTTGATGGCGCCGCCCGACGGCATCGAGAACCCGGCCGAGGCCGAGGTCACCGCGCCGGTCTGGCACACCACCGTCCATCCGGCCGGGAGGTTCCAGGTGCCGGGCGGCGGGGGCGGCGGCGTGACTGCTTTCGTCACCGTGATCGCGCTCGACCCGCTGTGGCCGTTACTCGTCGCGGTGATGGCGGCCGACCCGACGGCGACTGCGGTGACGAGTCCGGTGGAGGAGACGCTGGCGTCGGCCGGTGCGGACGAGCCCCACGTGATCGCGGCGCCCGCGATCACGGTCCCCGCGGAATCTTTCGCGGTCGCGGTCAGGTGATCCGTCTGCCCGACGCTCAAACTCGCACTGGCGGGCGCCACGGCCACGGATGCGACGCGTGCCGGCGGTGGGGGCGGGGTCGTCGTGCCGACGGCGATCGTGAGCGTGCCGGTCGTCCCACTCAGATCGCGCGCGGTCACCGTCGCGGTGCCGGCCGACTTGCCCGTGACGACGGGACTCGACCCGCGGCCAATCGAGAGGACCGCCGTGTTCGACGAGGTCCAGATGATATGGAGCCCGGTATGCGCGTTACCGTCGGCCAAGGTGATGGTGGCCGAGAGGGTGACCGACCCGCCCACCGCGAGCGTGGTGTCATGCGGCTGGATCCGGACCAGCGGATATCGCACGGCCGCAGCCGCGCGCGCGAGGGCCGGCGGCGTGGCAGCCCATGCCGCAGCCGCCCGGGTCGCCTCGACCGGCGCGGTGAGACTATCGGTCCCACCGGGCCCGGGCGTGGTGCACCCGTACGCGACCGCGGCGCCAATGGCCGCCGCCGCTACCCGTGCCGTCCATCCCCGCCATCCGGTCCGCATGACTGACCTCCGAGAGTGCTTGGGTGTTGCTGTGGGTGTTGCCCTGGGTGTTGCGTTCATCCCGCAATCTCCCACACTAGTGCGCACGCCCGGTCCCTGTCAAGGCACCGTGAGGCCGTTTTTGTCACAGTGCAGAAAGGGAGTGCCGGTACCGTGATGTGGGTCACAGAATCGTGAGGCCCAGGCCGCCTGAGTGGAACGCGCGCTGGATCACGCGCATGACCGCGTGCCACGCCCGCGGGTCGTCGTGATACAACAGGCAGGCGAGCGCGTGCTTGCAGAGGGTGTCGCGGAACGTGGTGTCGCCGCAGTCGCAGAGCGGCACATCCTCGTCCCGCATGTTCACCCAATACGTCTCGCTCGCCGCAGTCTCGGAGCGGACCCGATAGATCCCGGGCTCCGGCATCTCGACCGCCATGCCGATCGCCCGGATCAGCCGGTCGCGGTCGATCGGCGCCTCGCGCCACGGCCGGGGGCCAACGGACCGGACCGCGCCCGGCATCCCCGTGCTCCCCGCTATCCCTTGAGGAGAATCGTGACGCGCGTCGCGGCCGTTGCCTGGTTGACCGGCGACCCGCTGGTACCGCTCCGGAGGAGTAAGTTCTGGAACGGGGCGAGCACGGCAGCGATCGTCGCGAGCGAGGTCGCTTGGCCGGCCGCCACCGTGGCCGACGCCTCAACACCCGTGTCGTCGTAGATCGGGACGGCGTCGTCGCCGGTGCCATCGGGCGACGTGAGGAATGTCACCGTGGTCGCCGTGAACCCGACCGGGACGACGAGCGCGAGCGCGCGGAACCCGCCGATGTTGAAGACGCCCGACTTGCTCGCGCCGACGGCGATCGTGGCCGTGTGGGAGCTGATCTCTGCCATACTAGGACTCC